CGATATCATATGGAGAATCCGCGTTGAATCTCGTTAGTTTCGGGCAATATCCGAACTCTTCTCCGATGCATTTGGCCCCAACTAAGGGCGACCATCCGTGAAGGCATTTCCATATATCATCGCGAAGAGTTCCGATCAATACGGCCGGATTGTGGCCCCATTCGTCGCTTGAGGCGTCCATCATGGCCGCAATTATCAAGCTTTCCTGAAATACGATTGTCGGGTCATTTTGGGCCTGATTTACGTCGGTGATGACGGTTGTCACGGTTGGCATGACAAAAGCCGCATTGAAATCACTTGGTTTCGGCTCCCCGTCGAATAGCCTTTCGAGATCGGAGCATCCGAAGACCCTTGCGCCGTTTTCGTTGACGCCGTCGCCCTCTTGGCCCCACCGTTCAGAAGGTAGACAAGCCCGAAGGTGCATGATTGTCATGTCAACAAGTGAAATCATTAGAACATATTATCGATGTTTCGCTTTACTATCAATTGAATACGATTGGCATTTTTGTCAACTGAAGGCTGAAGGAATGGCCTCGGGGCCATGTGGCGGGTTCCCTCTTCCAAGTATCTTCCATATTTGACGAAGGTCGTTCCAACCGCAACCGTATTCGGGCCTGTCAGGATTGAAACGATAGACTTTGCAAGTCTCCCGGTATCTGATTTCGGGTATTCTCCCGGAGCGGAACGCTGTCGAACCCTTGTCCGTCTCTTTGATGCGCGGTTGCCTGTCCTTAGTTTCTGAAACTTTCCCGTTCTTGGGCCTCGCTGAATGCCTCGGACGGCTGTCGATCTGACAAGCAAACCGATCTCCATTAAGGATTGACGCTTTACCGGGTTGATTTCCTTCTTTGAAGGGACTAGGGTCAACAACCCATTTCTAGGGTTTATATCAACCTTTACCGACATTATGGAGCGTTCATTGGGAATTTCGAAGAATCGCCGCGATCAATGCATCGAAGTATCAAAAATCGGTTCCTATGTCGCTTCGTCATCGATTCATCGACTTCGAACACGACGCTTTCGAGTTCGTGATAAACATGCGTAATCTTCGAGCGTCGATCATAGGCCGCATTATACCGAATCACGATTTCGTCGGTCATCGCCTCGTCGGTGTTCTTGCTCTTGAAATAGTGTGATCCCTTAAAAGGTCGGACGTCGCCCCATACGGTCGCAATTGGCTCGTAGTTCTTTACGATGAGCGAAGTCGTCTTCCCGGCCGCTGTATCTGCCTGTTTTAGAAGAGTAAGTCGGAACCGTAATTTTCCTATGTTTTCGGGCATTTTTAGAACGTCCAGACTTTTTGATCGGCAAGAGCCGCTTTTGCACCTGCCGGAATATTTTTAAGAACTGTATCAATTGAAGCCTCTTCCCTGTTTTCATACCAATGCGTCACAATCAACAAAATCGCCTCTTTCACCGCGTCAAGATCGACGCCTTCCTGAACGGTTGTATATGTGACGGTCATTGCATCGAATTCTCGTTTTACGGCGTCATTTATGCCATCTAAAAGAATAATACGGTTATTGCTGATCCGGTAATCCGCTGCCGGGTGAGTGGTTTCGGCGTCGTCATTGTCGAAGGTCTTGATCTCGGAAACCGAGGCGATCTTGCTGCCTTGCTCGAGCTTGAGCGGATTGCAAATCTCGCTGCTGTCGTATGTGACTTTGAATTCGTGCTGTATGTATCGGCGCTTCGTCCAAGTCTCGGCCCATTTCCGGGAACCACTGATCAGGCGGGCGATCATAGTGTCTTCGGTGTCAATCTCGATCCGAGCGTGTTCCTTGGCTTCGGCAAGTGAAACGGGTTCCGTTCCCGCTATTGATAGGCGTTCGCGATACATGAGCAAATAAATAGGGTGGACTCCCGAAAAAGTCCACCCCATTCGTAAAACTTGCGTTTTTTGCTATTAAGCGACGTTGCTGTCGTTTGATAGGCTTGCGCGAAGATCGCTCAATTCTGCGTTTACTGCCTGACTATAGTCAGCATTATTTGCAGAAGTTGAGGTGATGCGAGCATAACGCTTGAACTTCAAGAGCTGCCAGCGATAAACGCGATTCGCGCCCGAAGGCGTGATCTCTGTGTCATACAGATTTCCGCGAATTTGGTTCGCTGCGTCAACGTCTGCCGCGTCTGATAGATCAGATTCGTCGCCGTGTTCGATTTTGAGCTGGAATGAACCCGCTGCATATGCACCGATTACGGAAACGATGTCGATCATTTCAACCGAAGCAAGGTCAAGGATCTCACCGACGTTTGCTTGATCCGCTGCGATTGCTTGCGGTGCCAAAGCGATTTTTGTGTCATTTGTATTCATCTATTTGGTATCTCCAATTTGAATTTAAACAGTGTGGAAAAGGTAAGATGCCGATTAAGACATCTTACCGATTTTGATCGCTTGGAACTGGATAACCCCACCGCCCAAAGCGTGATGGAAGTTGAAGTTCTTGTATCGTTGGTCAGTGACTTCATCGACAACAACTTCCATTCCAACGCGGTCGATGATTTGGTATCCTGTTCGAAAATCACCGTATGCGATTGACTCGTTTGTTCCTGTAGCTTCTGGCATATCTGCCGCCGCGAATACAGGAGCGCCAAGGAATAGAGCAGGAGCGCCCTTCTGTAGTGAAGGCTCCCACAATGGGCGTTGCTGACTGTCTGTGATCAAGCGAAGCTTGGAGCGTGTTTGGCGACGCATTAGCCAAGATGCATTCCCTTGGAACTCGTCGAATAGAGAGTCTTGAAGGGCAACAAGGCCAGCGTAGTCGATTGAACCGATGTCAACGCGCTCGAGAGTGTCGAACTTGCCTTCTTCGCCTGTTGGAGAAGTAGCATATGCAAGGATACCTTTTGCGCCGATTGTTCCGTCGTGACGGATGAAATCGAAGTTATCATTGCGAGCCATCTTTGCGCCAACCTTGCCATGAAGGTATGAAGGCCAATTGATTGAAGAGCTACGAAGCAACTTGCGAGAAACCGGGATTCGTGCGAATTGGTCGTGAATTGGGATTTTCACTTCGTGCAAGAATACGCCGTCAGTCTCAACGCGAGGGCTTGTTTCAGGTGCGCGATCTGCTGACACTTCGCTGTCATCATACCAATCGATCCACTCTTCAGTCGTGATTGAGTTCACGGAAGCGAGTTGACGCATTGGTGAAGACTCGAAGCGGCGCTGAGTGATACGGTTGGAGAAAGTAGGCATGACAGTCAATCCACCCTCTGAAGGATTGCCGACGATTTGGTCTTTCTTCGCCCATTCAGCTTGGCACTTTTGAACGATTGCGATGTCCTCTTGAGTGTATTTCTCACCCTTGAAGAACTTGTTCACAACGCCCATATACTCGTCTTCGAGCTTTGCCTCGGCCGCTGCTTCGCTTGCTGGCATAGCCTTCAAGAGAGCGATTTCGTTCTCAAGCGCCTTTTCAGTGGCCGCGTGTTTCTCGAGTTTTTCCTCGAATTTGTCCATCGCTTTAGTCGCGTTTTCCTCGATTGCTTTCACAAGCGGGTCAACGTGTGACTTCGTAAGCTCTGGGATCTGCTTCTTTAGAGCGTCGAAAGCCTCGGCGTTCTTCTGGATAAGCTTTTCAATTTCTGATTTGTCCATTTTATAAACCTGTTTTGATTAGTTTGTTGAAATCGTCCAATGCCTTGAGAACTTCAGGGGATAGCGTATCGGCCTCGCGCCGTATAAGCTCATCCGTAACGCCTTTAGCAACGATTTCTCGAGCGTCTTCCCGATGGATATTTGCATCGCACAATATATCCTCGATCTGGCGTTTGAATAGTGCCAAGTCATGAGCGGTTTTGATAGTAGAGATTCGAGCCTTTGTGTTGGCTGGAAATGTAACGACGGAATTTTCTAAGAGGTCGAGATCATTCAAGAATCTCGTTCCGTCATCCCCATATGTGCTTGTTCCTTTAACAATCCCGGCTCCGATTGATAGGCCGTCGAGTTGCTTGCGCTGGATCAGTTTCGCGGCATTTTTGCCGTCTTCCATGTCGAGATAAAGCTGTCCCTTCATGAAGAATCCCTTTTGGCCGCCCTGCTCTCGGATATCCATTTCAGTCCATTCGCCGATTATCACGTTTGGATTGTGGCCGCGAAGCATTCTGATATCTGAGGCGGTCTTTTCGTCCAATGTTCGGTCGAAAGCCTTTTCGGTGACTACGTCGCCCCATGAATCTTTTACGCCAAAAACGGAAGCGAAACCCTCGATTATCCCTTCGGTTTTATCGAAATTCGCGACCTTTGTGCAAAAGTATTTCATTAAATTCGCAAGATAGGCAATTTTTGCCTGATGTCACGCTTTTTTTCGCGTCACTGAGAATCCCTTGGAATGTAGTTCATGACACAACGGCAATTGATCACGTTCCCGGCCGATGCATTTGGGTCATGCGGAGCCTTCATTGTATCCGGCCCAACTTGGAAAGTTCCGTCCATTTCCCGGATCTGTCCGTCAACAATCGAATGATCTGTTCTCGTCCGGTCGTCTTCGATTGCGACCCATTCCTTGACGACGTCAACGCCGGATTCTCTCGCGCCTCGTTCTTGGGCTTCAGCGGCGGCGATTGCTGTCTCTGTCCGGGCAATTGTGGCCGCTCTATATGCTGTGGCAATTGTCGTAAATTCGGATTGAAGCTTCTTCGCGATTTCTGGGTTTGATAATCCATCGTTGAATCCTGATGTGATGATATTTGAAGCCGTCTTTCTGTCCGTCTGAGAGATAAAGGCCGTTGACTGAAGCGCCCGAGACGTGATGAAGAAGTTCATCTGATTGGCGAAATCGACCTCGAATTGTTTCTTCACTCGAGAATCGATGATTGAAAGTTGCTTATTTCCTATGATGTCGGCGGTTTCTCCATTCCGCTTGATCATGTCATTCATTAGCTGAGTTTCCGCGTTATTGATAGCAGAATTCACGCCGTCTTGCTCAAATAAGAGGAATTGCTCGGCAATTTCTGCCGCTAATCGCCTAAAATACCGAACGACGTCCCTTTGCAGTTTCATCGATTGGGCTTCGCGAAGAGTGGCAATAGCCGCGACTTTTCGCTTGTCTCCCATTTACTAGACTCCCGGATCAGTGTTGACGCTTACGTCGGTTACGGGTGTGACGCTTGTCGGAACAAAGAAGGTATGGCCGGAACCTTCTGGCGTCTCTGGGTATTTGCCGCCGATTCTAGCTTCTTTCTGACTGATAATGCCCGCCGCCGCATCTTTTCGTAATGCCTCGCGGCGCTCTTCAAGGATCTCGATAATCGCAAGGATCTCTTTGGTGTCGGCCTCAACTTCGACCTTTTTCCCGGTATTTCGCTCCCAAGCTTGCTCGATCTCTTCGGCGAGTGATTCAACTTCCGGGATGATAGTTCCCGTCCAAAGTTCCCGGAGTGCTTCTGATACGTTGTTGAAAGTGGCCCCTTCGGCGAATCCGAGAAGCATTGGCGGGTAATCGAGTCCGAGGGCGATCTCTCGGGCCGTGTCCTGCTTGACCTTTGCCCAATCCATTTCCTTACCTGTTGCGGCCATACGAATGAATTTGAACGCTCGAGGGAATACGGCCCAAAAGCCGCGATTCTTCGGCCCTAGTTTCTCGTTTACCTGAGATCGAATGTCGCTCATCTGATCGTCGCCGGGTTCCGGCTCGTCTGGATCTGAAGAGTTCTCCATTGAAATGAAGCCCTTCGGAGCGCCGTCATTGGCTAGGACGGTTTTATGGATTTCTGAAATTTCGTTGTTTTGTATGATTGAGTCCCATACGGCGACAAGCCTTGAAAGTCCGTAATGCTCCCGCAATGGGTGATAGTATCGCCAGTAAAACATATCCGTCAGCGATTCGCTCTTCCCGGTGAAGTCTAATTTGATGAATCTTTGGCCGCAATTCGTGATAATGTATCCCAATAAAACGTCACAATTCCCGATCCAAGGTTCCACTTTGTCGGGCCTGATAGGCATCATCCATTTAATTCGGTTCCCCATTGTGATGATCTCGGCCGGGGCAACTCCATCAATGAGCTTGTGAATCATCATGCGGTTGATCCATTCGCTTTGGCTCATGTTGTTCGCGGGATTATCTAGGAATGCTTGAACCTCGGGATCTTCCGATTTCAGCTTCACATGGGCGCATTTCCTCGAAATATCGTTGATAATGTGCGAAACGATGTGATTCCGCATGTATCCATCTGAAGCCAGAATATTGTATCCGGGATCAATAAAGCCGCCTAAAGCGCCGGAAAGTAATTGATCGACGTCGGTGGCATTTCCGATATTTAATGATTTTTCGACAACGTCGGCGTATCCTTTCCGACTAATAGCGACTTGTTCCTCTTCCGCTCTGAATTGCTGTATTGCCAACGAGGCAGCGACTTTTGCTCTTTTGATTAAATTCATATCATGGGTTGCGGAACTGTATCAAATGACGGATTGATGTCAATAAGCCGTAAAGGGCTTGTATCGTCGGAGCAAGTCAAAAGACTCGCTCGCGGCGTCCACAAGGTCGTCGTGAACCTTTTTAGAGGGGAAGGATTCGAGTTCCTTGAAAACTTGTTCGTTCCAATCGCCTTTCACGAAGTAAACGTTCCCGGCCTCGAGTTGCGCTGAAAACGGGCTGAATCGGGTTGTCTTCTTCCCGCTCTGAACTTTCTTCTTCACGTTGAATCCCGAAAGCATGGAAATCAGGCTCGAGGCTTGGCTCTTCCCGGATTGGCCCGGATCTTGAGGAATCCTGATCCAGTGGCCTTTTTGGTCGCCTTCGGCCTGACGAAGCATTGCGGCCTCTACTCCGTGAGGCGTTTCCCGGAATGCCGATGCATGGGCAACGCAATATTTCTTTTTCTTCCCCCCAAGAAGCTTCACGCCCATATACCAAGAGGCAGTCCGGTCGGCGTCCTTGTTTTCTTCTTCGGTTGTGGCGGCTAAGTCCCAACCTCTACACCAACAATCACACTCGAAAGGCGCGTCAAGCATCCTTCCGGCGAGCCATTCCCGTTTAAAATACAATCCAGCGGCGGGCCGAATATCCCAATTGCCGCTCAATAGCTGCTCGCGCTCAACGAGTCCGAGAGACATCAAATTCCCCTCATATCCGGGATCAATGTCGAGCAATGCTTGATTATCGGTGAGTTTGAACGGGATGAACGTCAGAGATTTGATCAAATGCTCTTTTCCTTGGAGCATTGGAACCTTTGCGGATACCTGATAAGGATCATCGCCCCAAATCAGGTCGTCTCCATCTCGGCCGAAATATCTGAGTTTGCCGGATCTCTCGGGAATGGCATATCCGTCATCGCCGATCCACCAATCGATCAGCGGCCGGACAAATGAATCGGGATCTGGGTTCGTTGTGGCCCTCACGTATGGAGTGATCCCGGAAGTCGAACGGTTCCGGGAAAGCATATACCAAAACATTTTTTCCGTGAATTGGGTCAATTCCTCGAATCCGATCATGCCCAATTGAGCCGACTTCCAGCTCTCGAGATCCTTCTCATATTCGATATGTCCCATTTGGAGCTTCATACCGGAAGGGAATCGCCAACGAAGGGCGCTCGGGCTACCCCTAGCCCCTTGATACGGGTAAATTTTCTCGGATTCGTCCCATATACCGCCCTGTTTTTTCAAGTCGGTAGACGTGCGACGAAGAATTGTCGGCGTAAAGTGCTTATTCTCTTTATGCCTTGCCCCTTCCATGAGAAGGGCGAGGGTCTTTCCACCCCCGGCAGCACCGCCGCCGATTGCGATGTCTGCCTGTGTGGAAAGAAATTCCTCTTGCTTTGGCTGTGGTCTAAGGGCCGTTGACATTCCTCAAGGTTTCCATCCATTTCGGGATTTTCTTTCCCTGATCAATCAGTGAAGCGATTGCGACTTCGAGATATTCGGATTTAATTTCGTAAATCTCACATGATGGATTCTCTTCAATAAAGCGGCCAATTATTGTCGATGCTTCTGATTTAGTCCGACAATACCCCTCGATTCTTTTATCGCCATAAACGGCAATATACTCATATGCGACTTTACTCTCCATCCTGATCGGCCGTCGGTTTCGCCGCCTTCTTCGCTTGAGCCTTGGGCTTTGTCTTCTTCCCTTCAGAGAATGCGACCCCCGCATAAAAAGCCATTCTGAGCCATGCAAAGGTGAATGTTCGGTTTCGGTGTGGAAACTTGGTTTTATACCAATCATCCAAGCCTTTTTCTGTTTTACTGTTCGTCGCCGTTTTCATCTTTGTTTTCTTTTGGTTTTTGTTCTGGTTTCTTGTCCCGACCATTATCGGGCAAATAAATCACAAGTGAATCATCGCTTCGCATGTTGTTGTCAACCTCTTGTCGAGGCGTCCATCCGTCGGATTTGCCCTTCCTGTCGAGGACATATTTCGTCATGTCGGCCCTGATCTTTGGGTCGTCATGATCCAGGCCCTGATCTTTGGGTCGTCATGATCCAAGAAGTCGTCAACGTTCTCGACGGCTCGCTCGACCCGCTCCATTTCAATATCGGCAACCTCTTTCGGGAACTTCTTCGCCCGAACCCTTACCGAATTTCGAGAATACTTGATGTCGTATTGCTCTTCGATAGCCCTTGCCCTTTTGGCATACAACCCCCTGCAAGCTCTGAGTATTGCTAGGAATTCGTCGTCTGTGATCCTCTGATTGGGCATACTTGGTCACATTATAAGGATTAATCAAATGGTCAAATTGTTTTGCCGTTGGTTTAGTTACCTAGCAGATTCACTTGTATTTCGAACGATGTGCCGCCGTTAGTCTTTTTTCTTGCCGACAACCTTCTCTAGAATCGGGCAATCCTTTATCGTCACCCACCCTTCGAAGATGTCGAACGCCCTCCAAGGGACATTGTCTCGAAGCTCTGTATTTGGAAGAATGCATATAGTTTGTTCGCGCTCATCCAATCCCGGACGGATCGGAATCGGGGTCACTCTTAGGAAATCGCTGTGGATTGGTTGCGTCATGATTTAATATCGATTACAGCCCTTTCGACGCGATCTCATGAATTCGCCTAGAGGGTCTTGATGTTTTGGTTTTTTTGGTTCTTTGATTTCTAGCATGGCATTGAAGCCCTCGAATTGGATTCTCGATCCGTTTTCCATGATCCATTTTGCCCGTTCGTTGTAGTCTTTAACGATGGATTTCTGGCACTCGATCAGTTGTTCGTATGTAATACATTCGACATCCGAGTCGTTTAAAGCACCGACAATTTTGTCGATTTCCTCACATTCCCCGAATCCGATGAATACTTTTGGCTTTTTCATTTCGAGATTTGTCGAGATTGAAACAGTGAATCTAGCCATGCATTCACGTCAAATCCGGCATTGTCAGGTATTTGCACAACGACCTTTTTTGGATCGTGCTTGTCGATCTCCACATGGAGCGGATCATCTTTTAGAACCTCTGACTCGATATATTCGGATATTTCTTCAATAAGTTCCCGGCATACTTCTTTGCCCATAAACTTGTCGATCAAGCCCTCGCGAATGCGGTCAATTTTTGAAAATTCGTCGCTCATATCACCAAATCAGCCAAATCGCGAACGCGATGAATGCGAAGAATGTCGCGGTAATCATCCATGAGAAGATCATCCAAATCGTTTTTGCGATTCCGTTCATGTCCTTCATTGGATCAAATCCTTCACTAATTCGGGTTTTTGAGATACGGCGACAAGCTTCAGGGCTTCATCGAATAGGATTGATCCGGCTTCGGTTGATTCGTTTGCGCTTGAATTGTCTTCATATGACTTTCCAGCGAAATCGAATATCGTGTTATCTCCTTGAAGTGATCCAAGATACCAAGGCATATGGTCTTTTACCGTGAAGATCTGTTTTTCGTCCTCAGCGTAATATACCCCGTCTTCGATTTTGCTGAAATCGATATCGGATGAATTCTTGATAATTCCAATAGATAGGTTTGCTTTTTTCATGTTGCTTTCTGTTTGGGTTTACTTTTCCTCAATGAAGAATTCGAATTCTTTATCGTTTATTCGAGGGATCAGGTATCTATCGAACTTATCCTTGAAGCCTTCGTCCTTGATATTTTCACGACCGACGCCCTTTTCGGATGATGCGCCCTTTGTTGTTCGAACGATGAATCGGCCGTCATACCCTAAGATTCTGAATATATCGAGCTGGTTTTCGGTTTCGTGAATCACTCTAGGGGCATTCCTTAGATGCTCTTTTGCGCTTGCGACCAAAACACGCTTGTCGTCCTTGCATAAGGAAATCATGAGATCGTCAAGCTTATGGCTAACAAGCATAGCGGGCAATCCTTGAGTTGTGATTTCGGCTCCATTTGGCAAGGATTCTCCGTTCATTT